CGAAGAACTTGGATATGCAGTAGAGGTATTGTAATAAAAAATAAAAACAATAAATAAAAATAAATTATGGCAATAGTATACAGTTATCCAATCGCTCAAATTGAAGCAAGCGATTTACTTGTGGGAACAAAAACAGTAGAAGTTGGAGAACCAACAAAATCATTCTTAGTATCTGATCTAGTAAATCTTACTATAACTACACTAGGTGAAACCGGCGCAACAGGTTATTTTGAAACAGCGGATCTGCAAGGGGTTACGGTTGTAAATGGAATAATAACAAGTATAGTTTCAATAGGGTAATGGATCAATGTAGTATTCGTGTTTTTGCTTTAAATATATTAACTTTAATGATTAGCTTTACAAATTTGGAAGCAATACTAAAAGTTGTATTATTGTTAATATCAATAATATATACCTCAATGAAAATATTTGATTGGGTATTAAATAAAAGAAAAGGAAAAACATCAGAACAAGAAGAATAATTGTAACAATTAGTGTGACTAAAAAATACTGTATTGTGAATTTAAAAAACAAATATGAGTACTAACTTAGAAGAATTTATACCAAAATTTTTAAAAGGAGGATGGATTGTAGCTTTAATTGGAGCAGCGGGTATGGTGGCAAGATTGGTTGTGTCAGAAGAGGAAACACCGGTTAATATTGTTATAAAAAATATATCTGCTGCAATGATAGCTTCTAGTATAGCTTGGTTTATAATGGAACAGTTTGAAATGAACTCAATGTTAAAAGCTGTTTTATATGGACTAGTGGGGCTAAACTCTCCAGAGTTATTAAAGGGAATAACAAAAATATCTGGATCTTTTTCAGATGATCCATCTAATTTTATATCAAATGCAAGGCAAGGGAAGATTACACACAAAAATCCTCCTGCAAAGCGTAAAACAACAACGAGGAAATAATGAATAAGAATATACCAATGATTGCATTAACCGTAATCATGATTAGTGTAGCTATTTATGGTAAATGGGTAAATGACAAAATACATGAAACTTCAGACAGACTTGTTAAGAATAATTTAGAACCTCAACCTTGGTTGTCTAAATCTTTTGATTATTATGGAACACCAATTCAATCAAACTTTACAGGAACATTTAAAGTTGAGAAAGTAAAAGAAAACTTAAAAGATATTAAAAAATGGAGAGTTACTCGTGATTCAGTTTGGAGTGCGTACTTGAAATGTGAAATGAGCCCAGAAGAACAAAAAATCGTAGATAGAGTAAATGATCAAATAAAGGACGCAGACGAGTTAATTGATGAACTTATAGATAATGTAGACGATAACAAAAATATTGCGACCACGGACTCTATAATCAGTTCTGGGGAGGTTGATGATCTTATTAATCCAATCATGGACGACACAAACGCTCTTATAGATCTACAAAGTTCGGAAGGAGCTACATTAGTTAAAGAAATACAAGATCTATTAAAGACATTCTCTAACTTTATGATAGGTGTATTGGCATTAGCGTTTATTCTTTTAGCTAACGTTGTAATGAAATTTTTAAAAGATAAAAAGGAAGCTCAAGTTCCTATTAAAAAAAGAAAACCACCGGTGAAGAAAACAACACCAATAAAAAAACCGATTAAAAAACCAATTAAAAAATAAGATATGGGATTTTGGAAAGAACTAGTAAGTGATGAAACAAGTAGAATTTCGTCTAAAAGAGTAGCAGGGCTTTTATGCGTTGTAGCGTTAGTAACGGCTTTAATTGCCAACACATTCAGCCATGAATCAATCAAGCCATCAGACATGCTGGTTGAATCAGTAGCCCTATTTGCTTTTGGGGCATTAGGACTTACATCAATTGATAAATTTACTAAAAACAAACAATAATGCAATTATCAGAGAACCTATCATTAGCAGAAGTAATGAGATCAGAAACCGCTAAAAGAAAAGGAGTTAGTAATATGCCAACTCCAGAACATATTGAAAACTTTAAAAAATTAGCTGAGAATATATTTCAGCCTATTAGAAAGCATTTTGGCAAACCAATTCATATTTCATCTGGTTATAGGAGTGCGACTTTAAATAAAGCAATTGGAGGCGCTTCATCCTCGCAGCATTGTACAGGAGAAGCTATTGATATTGACATGGATGGAACTGCTATTACAAACGCGGAGATATTCAACTACATTAAAAACAACTTAAGCTTTGATCAATTAATATGGGAATTTGGTACAGATAAAAATCCGGATTGGGTGCACGTATCTTACGAATCAACGGGTAAACAACGCAAGCAAATATTAAAAGCTGTTAAGCAAGGAGGAAAAACAAGCTATGTACCATATAAGTAAATTTATAAAACAACAATGGTTAGGTTCAATCTTAATATTATTTTTTGCTTTATTTCTTATTTACGGAATAGAAAAGAAAAACGAACTACTTATAGAGAAAAAACGCCTGGAAAAAGAAATTGAAGCGTTAGAGCAAAAAGAGGAATCACACTGGAAAGCATTAGATAGTTTGAAATCTCACAAAGACATTATTATAGAAAAACAAAAAACATTAATAAAATTAGAACATGACACAATTAAAGTTATTGATACCATTGCTTTTAGTAAGCTTCAACAGTTTTTCACAGACAGATACTATAAAAAAGATAGTATTAAATGAGAAAGTTGCTAGAGAAGTAGTTAAAGATATTGTTAAAGGAGATTTGTGTAAAAAGCATTTAGAATTAAAGGAAGAAGAAATTGATGTACTTCATCAGCAGATTGTTGAGCTTACCGAAGTTATTAAAATAAAAGAAGATATTATTTCTAAAAAAGATGAAATTATAGTTGTACAAGATAAAGCTATCGGATGGTGGAAAAAACCGGAAATACATGGATATGTAGGTATACAAACTATAAACGCAACACTGGTTGATCCATATATATACGGAACATTATTATTAGAGTTTCCTAAGTTTAGTTTAGGCGGACAATACTTTGCACAACCAAATAACCCTTCAGGATACGGAATTATAGTAGAATACAACTTATTTTAAAATGGCAAAAGTAATTAACACTGTAGAAAAGGCATTAGATTCAAAACCAAAAAGACCGGGCATTCATGCTAAAAGCAAAACGTCAAATTCCAAATCCTCAAAACTATATAAAAAAAGCTATAAAGGACAAGGAAGGTAAAAACACCTAAAAATAAGTAATATATACAATATACAATTCAATCTAATCAAATTAAATTATGGCAGACGCAATAGTTAAGAATCTAAGTTTTGGTAAAGAAGCTAGTGACAAAGTGTTTATGGGTATAGAGAAACTTGCAAAAGCAGTTGGATCTACCCTTGGAGCAAGTGGTAAATGTGTTTTACTTGAAGACCATACCGGCGCTCCAGTAATTACTAAAGACGGTGTTACCGTTGCTGACTCAATTATCTTGTTAGACCCAGTTGAGAATATGGGTGCTACATTATTAAAAGAAGCAGCAAGAAAAACAGTAAGAGAAGCCGGGGACGGAACAACCACTGCAACAGTATTAGCTCATGCGATTTTAAGTGAAGCTTATAAGTCAACTGAAACTAATACTAGAAAAGTAAAAGAAGGTATTGAAACAATGTGTGATAAAGTTGTAGATTACCTAGAAAAAAATAAAATCGTTGTAACAGGCGATATGATTGATCAAGTTGCAACAATTTCAACGAACAATGATCCTGAGTTAGGTAAATTAGTTGGTGATGCATTTAGATCCGTTGGGGAGACTGGTATCGTAATGATGGAAACATCAAATGATCCAGAATGTAGTTTAGATGTTGTAGAAGGTGTACAATATGATAAAGGACTAACAAATAGTCATTTCATTACAAACCAAAAAACAAAGACAGCTGAATTAGAAAACCCATTAATACTTATAATAGAATCTCCAGTAGATAATATTAGACAAATACAACCAGCATTAGAATATGTAATACGTCATAATAAACCATTACTTATTATTGCTGATTTAGAACAGAATGTACTTGCTCCTTTAGCAATGAATAAAGTAAAGGGAAATATAAAAGTAAATGTTATCAATGCTCCAACTTATGGAATAAGCAAAAAAGAAGTGCTTGATGATTTAGCTTTATTAACAGGGGCAACCGTAATTAACGAAGACTTAGGAGATGATATGGATTTATTTACCTCTGATGTTTTTGGAACTTGCAAAAGAAGTATAACTTCACACGAGGATACGGTGTTACACGTAGGCGAACCTACAGAAGAAATAAATGGCATTATAGAGGATATTAAAAAATCCTTATTAGAAAATAATCCACAACCAAAAGTTATTAAACTTGAAAGACGTTTAGCTAGATTATCTGCTAAGATCGCAATAGTAAAGGTTGGAGCTAATTCTGAAATAGAATTAAAAGAAAAAGCAGATAGAGTAGAAGATGCAATTTGCGCAACTAAAGCTGCTATTAAAGAAGGTATTGTTTCAGGTGGTGGTATTGCTTTATTAAATGCTTCACATAACATAGATTCTTTTGGCGAAGGACAAACAATATTGCTTGATGCTATTAGAGCACCATTTAAATTAATATTAGATAATGCGGGTATTGAGAATGCTCCATTAGAAACTATATCAAAGAAAGGTTATGGATTGGATGTAATAACCGGTAAAACTGTAAATATGGTTGACGCCGGGATCATTGATCCTTTATTAGTTACAAAAAGCGCATTGAAGAATGCAGTATCTGTAGCAACAACTATCTTATCGACTAATTGTGTAATTAATAATTTAAGAGCATAATGAGAGCAATAGGTAAGTGTTTGATAATAGAAAAAATAAAAGAAGGTACAACTAAAACAAAAGGCGGATTAATGCTTGCTGAAAATCAAAGAGAAGATATTAGATATATAGAAGCTAATGTTCTATCAATTGGTGATGAAGTTGTAGGTGTGAAAGAAGGGGATCGTATATTCTATGATCGTCATGCTGGTCACAAAATTGATATAGATAAAGAGACATATCAAGTTATAAGATTAGGGGATGTAGTAGTTGTATTATAATGAGACTAGAACCAAGCGATATTAAAGATATTGGGTTATTAAAGCATTATAGAATCATTAGACGTTGGGCTTGTAGAAACAACAATTTAACGGATGCAGATTTAGAATTACTAATATACTTTGATTGTTTAGAATTCTTTACAAAACAGGATTATAAAATAGGTACATACGCATATAGTTGGGACAATAAGCGCTGGAACAATTTATTAAAAGAAGGGTGGATAGTAGTGTGGCGAAATAGAAACCATACAACCCAAAAGTATAATATATATAAAGTTTCATTTAAGTGCAAACAACTAATTAGTAAAATGTACCGTATAATGCTGGGTAAAGAAGACTTACCAACAAGTAAGCACCGTAATGTTATAATGAAAGGTAAAACATATATAGATACGGTTATGATAACCGCTATAGAAAATGTAAATAACGATAAAACAAGAAATAATGAATAATACTTACAATCCATCTATGATAGATAATGGAGTAATTAATCCTGCTTCAGGTGGGGTTACTGCAATTACGCCAGGTAATCCAGGTATGATCAATCCAAATCAAATGCAAGAATCTGCAATTAATCCTGGATTGTTTTCAAATATGGACGCAATTAAAAATTTAAATCCTGGTAGTGTTTATAATCAGGCTCGTCCTGTTATGCCCCCAAATGGAGTTCAAACACCTATAACCCCAGCATTGGGAATGTAAATCAATAACTATGAATATAAAAGCAACAAAACATCCAATTACGCCTTTTGACAAAGAGGCTAAAATGTCGGGGGTAGGAGCAAATGCTCTATGGAATGGTCCGTTTGATACAACGGGTTATCCAAAAGGTAAAGGGGATAGCGCTGGTAAAAATGGAATCAAACTAAGATTTGATCAACCATCATGTTCGCCTGCTCCTATAACACAAAAAGCAAAAGGCAGATTTTAAAAATTAACAACTAAACTAAAAAACAAAAATGGCAAAATTTCTTTCAATTTACGTTACAAACACCGGCTTAACAGCTGGAGAACGTTTAATCAATGCAGATCAAATTACTACGGTTGCTCAAACTGCAGCTACAACTACTGTTATTACATTAGCACAAGCTGGTACATCTTTTGATCAAATTACTTTAACGCATACATCTACAGGTACTACACCATCTGTTAAAGACGCTATCAATGATGCTATCACTGCTGTTCCTGGTGGACAAACTGTTGCGGTATCTATGCCAGTAGGTATTGTATGTTCAGCAATCGCATTAGCATAATCTTAATATAAATAGATATGGCTACTAAAAAGATTGTAGAGAAAAAAACAGGAGAAAAGTATGCTTCTAAAACAGCTATGGCTAAACACGAAAAAAAAGAAAGCAAAGCTGAGCAAATGAAAGAATACGGAAAAGTTAAAAGAACTCCTGCAATGCAAACTAAAATGGCTAAGCCTGCTCCAAAAGCAAATGCAATGGAAGGTAAAGCAGCAATGGCAGCAAAAGCAAAATCACCAGTTATGATGAAAAAAGTTTCTGCAAAGACTGCTTATAACATTAAAGAAGCAAGCAACCAAAAATTAAGTGCAGGAGCTAGAAAACATTATGCTGAAAATGCTCAAGCAGCAATGAAGAATAAAAAAGCTTCAGCAGTTAAAATGAAAAAGTGCTAATATGGCTTTTATAATGAAGGGCGCTCCTTATAATTGTGATAATACACCGGTCTATCAAGTAGACATGGATGATAATATATTAGGTATGGCCCAAAATAATGGAACTATCTTAATTAACAAGGACGTATCCCCATTAGAATTACAAAAGAATAAAACAATTTCGCACGAGAAAGTACATATTGACCAGATGAAACGAGGGGATTTGGATTATACAGATTCCCACGTTATCTGGAAAGGTAAAAAGTATTCAAGAGCAACAATGGAAGAAGGTTCCAAAAAACTACCTTGGGAAATAGAAGCTTATAAAAAGCAATAAATTCGCGTAATAATAATATTATATAACTTTAATTAAATATATTATGAAAAAAGTATTTGTATTATTATTAGGTTTAGTGTTTTTTAACACAAGCGCACAAAAAATGTCTCCTAAATATTTAGAAGGGCAATGGATCTCTACAGAAGGAACTAAAATGGTTATCAAAGGAAATGATAAAAATAACTTAGTTATAGAAAAAACCTTACGTGATGGTGATTCATTAAAAGTAGTTGGATATTATATGGATAAAAAAAATCTATATATTGAGACATTGTTGGAGCAAAACAATTATGAAGCGGTAGGTAAATATATTATTGTTGACAATGATACAATGGTTGCCGATATTGTTAGCAAATTTCCAGGACAAACTATTTATAAAAGAATATTAAACAATAAAATAAATTAACAAAATGGCATATAAGCAAAAACCAGGTAGAGGTAATTACGCAAAAACCGGTTACGGTTTACCTTCTCCATTTAAACAAATGGAAATTGAAGTTACAAAAAAATATGAAGTTGGTAAAGAAAAACTTGCTGAGAACAGAAAAGCTGGTAATGTACCAGGAGGAATGACTATTGAAGCAGAATCTGGAAAAGCTACCCCAAATTTACCAATGCACAAAGTGGTTGAATCTGGATCAAATCTTAGAGAACTAGATTCCGCAGGTAAAGTAGTTCGTGAAATTGCTAAAGATACAAGAGGTAATAAAGATTTCTATAAATCAGTTGAAAATAGAAATGCTGATATAGCTTCTCGTCAAACTAAAAATGCAGAATTCTATAATATGACAAGTGGGGCTATTAAACCAGGTAATTTATCTGAGGAGCAAAAGAAAACGCTTGTTGGAATTGGAAAAGCTGTAAAGCGATAAAAATGAAAAATCTATCAACAGAAGGTTATAAAAAAAATAGTCCTGATAAAGATAGGCCTTATAATGTAATACCAAGCGGGGACATCACTATGGAAAACGTAGAGTTCCCCGTTTTAGGTATTGACAATTTAGGTAATGAAAAAGTAATGCAGCCAGGAGATAAAGAAATTAACTTTCCAGGTAATACAGTATTAGAGTTCCCTATGCTTGGTAACTCATTAAAGAACAAAAGCAAAATATACAACAAAATATTCAATAAATAAATTATGGGACAATACGGTAATCAGCCAGACTTCGCTACAACAGTTGGTACAGTAGCAAGCTTACCTGCAACAAGTATACGATCAGCAGCAATATATATAGGGGCTTTAACAGATGAATCACAAGGTGCTACTATTACTGTAAGACCAGTAGGTAATACAAGTGATGTTACATTTTCAGGTATAACTAGTGGCAGTTTCTTACCTGTTATAGTTACATCGATAACATCGGCAACCAATATACCAGCGGCTAGTATATTATTAGTATACTAATATGATAAACTTAGGATTAGGCGTAGCCTGGACTTTTGGTAAAATAAATAGGTTTGTATCAAATATGATACTTGCCTTTAGAGCAAGGGTGTATGCCGATGGGGGAGTGTTTGAAGCGCCGGGCTGTTTGGCAGCACAGCTTGAAGAACTACGAAAGGACCAGTTACTTTCTTCTGCATCGTTTTTGGTTACGCCAAACGCTGTGGAGGAAAATAAACTGTTTGCTATCGTGCCGTCAAGCGGAGCCGGGGATCTGGATGTTGTTAGAGCAACGACTGCTACATTAGTAAATAGTGCAGGGCTTATTGAGTCTGCTCCTTATAATTTATTGCAAAGAAGTGAGGAGTTTAATAATGCTGCTTGGGTAAACACAAATTGTGTTGTTACGGCAAATTCAGTAATTGCTCCAAACGGAACATTAACCGCTGATTTAATTAATTTAATAGACTCAACAAGTAGATTAACACAAACTTTAGCTTTAGGAGCAGGTACTTACACTTTGTCTTTATATGCTAAAAATGAAGGAGGAACGGGAACTTGTAGGTTAAGAGCTACTGTTGATGGAAGTGTAGTAACTTTATTAAACTTTGAACCAACTGCAACTTGGCAAAGGTTTGAAATAACATTCACCGCTAATTCAAGTATAACTGATGTTAATTTTAGAAGTACTAATGCAGTCGGTAATTTTTCTTTTTGGGGAGCTCAATTAGTTACAGGCACTTCAGCAAAAGAATACTTCCCTACAACTGATAGATTAGACGTTCCAAGATTAGGCTATACTAATTCAAGTTGTCCGAGTATATTAGTTGAGCCACAAAGAACGAATTTAGCTTTAAGAAGTCAAGAATTAGATTCAGCTTTAGTTTGGTTTCCTGTAGCTGCAACAGTATCTGCAAATAATACAACAGCTCCTGATGGCACAGTTAGTGCTGATAAGGTAATTGCAACAGCGGCTACAAGCACCCATATTATATTACAACAACCTTCTGGTTCTGTTAATGGTACAACTTCAACTGTATCTATTTTTGCAAAAGCAGCAGGACTATCAAGAATACAGCTTGTAAATAATGCAGGAGGATTTGGAGTTGCAGATTACAATTTGTCTACAGGAACAGCTACTTTAGTAAGCGGAGTTTCCGCAAGTATTCAAGACTACGGAAATGGTTGGTATAGATGCATAATGACATATACTCCAACAAATACAGGAAATTTTAATATTCAAATAAGATTAGCTGATAGCTCAGGAAATACAACATTTTTAGGTAATGGTGTTGATGGTGTATCATTATGGGGTGCTCAAATAGAGTTAGGTTCAAACGCCACATCATACATTCCAACAATAGCAAGTACAGTTACTCGTAATGCAGATGTTATTTCTAAAACAGGAATAAGTAGTTTAATTGGTCAAACGGAAGGAACTTTATTTGTTGATGTTAATTATGAGGCGGAAGGAATTTCTAAAGCTTATTTAAATTTGGGAACTTCTACAAGCAGTTATATAGCTATTTCTGCAACAACACTTAATAAAATTGCAATGGAAGTTCTGAATAGCAGTGTTCAAGTAAATGCAAGTTCCACATCTACTTATTCAGTAAATCAAAGATTAAAAATCGCAATGGCATATAAAGCTAATGATTTTAAATTATATATTAATGGAATTTTACAGGCTACCGATACAAGCGGAACAGTCCCAGCAAAAGCGGAAGTTTATTTAGGTAGTTATGGTAATGGAACATTGCAAGCTATGGATGGAATAAATTTAGCTGCTCTTTGGAAAACCGCATTAACAGACGCTCAACTTGAACTACTAACAGGAAGTTCATTCTACACATACGATGAAATGGCTATCGCTTTAAATTATAATATACAATGATAGAACAAGCAAGTTTAGTAATAGGCAATGGTAATTTTGCCGTAAAGGAGAATAGCTTCTTAGGATACGCTTTAAATCAAAACTTATACGTTCCGAGAGAAATGGATGTAGTTCGTGCTACAACTGCAACGTTGGTTAATAGTGACGGACTTATTGAGGAAGTGCCTTATAATTTGTTGCAAAGAAGTGAGGAGTTTAATAATTCTTATTGGACAAAATTAAACGCTACTATAACTGCAAATTCAGTTAACTCTCCAATTGGTACTTTAACTGCTGATAGTTTTACAGAAAGTACTGATGTGGTTGCATCAAATCATCAAATTTCATTATCAAGCACTACTTTTCCTGTAGTAACGGGAAGTTCATATACTTTAAGTTTTTTTGTAAAATCAAATTCAACAAGAAGTTTTAGATGTGCATTCTCTTCGGGAGCTTTTGGTTCTAATGATGCTTTTTTTGATGTTCAAAATAAAGTCGTATTATCTCAAACAGGAGGTACTGCTACTATAACAGAATTAACAAATAATTGGGTTAGAGTTACTTTTACTGCTACGGCAACTGCAACTACTACAACAAACATATTTTTAGGTTCTGCTAATGGTACAACAAGGGATTATATAGGAACAGGTACTTTGGCTTTTTATTTATGGGGTGCTCAATTAGTTCAAGGTTCAACGCCTAAAACATATTTTCCAACTACAGATAGGCTTGATGTTCCGAGAGTTGATTACTCAAATGGTACGCCGAGTATTTTGGTGGAGCCACAAAGAACTAATTTGTTAACTAATTCTGATGGTAATTTAGCTACATATACAACAAGCTCAAATGTAACAAATGCAACGAATTCTTTCAATACTTTCGCAAACGCTATTCAGTTTGGAGATAATTCTTTATCGAGATTGGCTTACAAAAGAAATTTCACTCCAACAATAGGAACACAATATACTATCTCTGTATTTGTTCAAATGGATGATAATTCTTTACCTGTTTTAGGTATTACAAGTACCACAGGAGATTTTGGATTAATAATAAACGCTAATTTAGCAACTCTTAACCCTAAAGTAGAACAATTAGGAACAACAAATATTTATAGAGTTTCTGTAAGTAGAATTGCCGATAGTACAAATACTCAATTTGGAGTTATAAAGTATATTACTCAATCTGCAAAAGGTTTTAGAATTACAGGAATACAATTAGAAGTAGGTTCAAACTCCACAAGTTACATTTCAACAGTAGCAAGTACAGTAACACGTAACGCAGATGTAATATCTAAAACAGGAATAAGTAGTTTAATAGGACAAACAGAGGGAACAATATTTACTGAATTTAATTTTACAAATGTTGGTACTGAAAAATATATATTAAATTTAAAAGATGCAGCAAGTTCAAATGTAATATCTTTTAGAAGACTTACATCGGGAGAAATAAGATTTGTTTTAACTGCAACAACATCATCTGGAACAACTAATCAATCAACTGCTGTATTGCCAAATGGTAATTATAAAATAGCTTATAAATACATAAGCGGAAGTATAAAGATTTTTATAAATGGTTCTTTGTCTTTTACTTTGAATCCAACTTTTACTTTTGGAACACCTATTTCAATAATTGAATTAGGAAACCAAAACGCAGGAAATCAAATAAACGATTCTATAAAGCAATTACAACTTTACAAAACAGCTTTAACAGACCAAGAATGTATTAATTTAACAACTATATAATGAACATAGCAAAATTAAAATACACAGATAAAGAAACTGCAATTGCTGACTTATTAGCAAAAGGAGTTTATATTGAAAATGAAGACGGACTTGTTTATGGGGAGGGCGTGCAAGCAGTAGTCGAAATTGGTATTATTGTTATTGACGAAGTTCCGGTAGAAGGTTTTCACTACGACGTAATGAGTATTCAAGATATTGATTATGGTGTTGCTGAAATATATCCTGTAAATTGTGTACACTCTTTTGCGGGATATGCACAAGATGCTGATGGCCCTGTTGATGAGTCAATCAAGTAACTATTAAAAAAAACAGGTGATTAGTTAATTATAATAAAAATATAAAATGACAACAGAAGAAATAGCGGGAAAGTTAACATTTTTTCAAGAGCAAATTCATATGATTCATTGGGAAACTAGAAGTTTTGCAGAGCATAAAGCTACTGGGGAATTATATGAATACATACAAGACTTTAAAGACGAAGTTATTGAAAAACTAATGGGTTATACCGGAAAAAGAATTCAAGCAATGAAGATTGAATTAATTGGAAATAAAGCTGACTCTATGGAAGTTGTTGACAGAATACTTAAATTCGCTGAAGAATTAATGAATCACGCTGAGTCTAATAAATTTTGGGACGTAGAAAATATGGCTCAAGAATTATCTGGTAAAGCAGCTAAAACAAAATATCTTTTAACATTATCATAATAAACAATTAAATTAAATAAAAATGGACGTAGTAAAACAAATTACAGCAGTACAATTAGAAACAATTGTAAATCAACAAAAAGACATTAACGCATTGTTAACAAACATTGGAATATTAGAATCACAAAAGCATGGGTTCTTACATCAATTAGCTGATGTTAATAAAGCAGTTGAAGATTATAAAAACTTATTACAAGAAGAGTATGGGCCTATCAATATTAATTTAGAAGATGGAACTTATACTGTAATAGAGGAGAATGCTGAAGAAGCAAAATAATGGACTCGGTTATTAGAAAAATAAGTATAGGTGTAGACTACAAAAATGAGGCTATGCACTATTCTGTTGGACAGCAAGTATATGGGGGACACGAAATCTCCTGTATACTTGAAGCATCCGATAAGTCCTATAAAATTTACATTAAGAAAGAAGATGAAGTAATGCCTTGGAAGAAGTTTAATTCTAACATGGCTATTGCTATTGAATATGATTTAGAATATTAATGAAAAGCGTCTTTAGTTTTATCGTTCGTCCAGTAAATGGAGATCGATACAACAACAAAGTCAAAGTAGGAGATAAAGATCTTATACTAAATACCCAAATAGAAAGTTTTAAATCTGTTAATAATTTTGCAGAGGTGGTTTCAGTGCCATTAGCATATACTACAGATATAAAAGTGGGAGACATTGTTGTAATACATCATAATGTATTTAGAAAGTTTTATGATATAAGAGGCAAAATAAAAAACAGTAGAGCTTATTTTAAAGATGATCTTTACTTTTGCGATCTTGATCAGATATATTTATATAAAACAGATACTGAATGGAAATCATTTGGCGATAGATGTTTTATAAAACCATTAAAGAATATTGACTATTTAAAGCTCGATAAGGAACAAAAGCTTATTGGTATATTAAAATATGGAAATAGTTCTTTAAACAAGCTTAAAATCAATCCTGGAGACTTAGTGGGTTATACTCCTTATGGGGAATATGACTTTATAATAGATGGGGAGCGATTATATTGTATGAAATCTAATGATATTGTAATTAAGTATGAATATAAAGGAGACGAAGCTGAATACAACCCAACTTGGGCAAAATAATTGGATTGTTTATAGACATATAAGAAACGATAAAAATATGCCGTTTTATATTGGTATAGGTAAAGATATTAGTAGACCATATAATAAAAGAAGTAGATCCAAATTTTGGAAAAGCATAATTGGTAAGACAGAGTATACTGTAGAAATTCTTTTTGAAGATTTAACAAAAGAACAAGCAATAGAAAAAGAGGTAGAGTTTATAGAATTATATGGCAGAATTGATTTAAAAACCGGAACTCTTTGTAATATGACTTGTGGAGGCGAAGGTACTGGAAAACTAAACGACGATTTAGAGTTTATTAGAAGAAAAAAAATAATCGCTACTTTAACTGGCAAGAAATTATCTTCAGCATCAAAAATAAAATGTTGCACTAGTCAGAAAAATAGGATGCCTGTTACAATTGATGGAATTGAATATCTATCTTTAAGACAAGCGGCATTAGCTTTTGGAGTCCATAAGAATACTATAAAAAAATTATATTATATTAAATAAAATGGATATTAAAGAAACAAAAAATAATATCATAAAAGCTGGGCACAAAGCGGTATTGGAGTTAATCAAAGTAGCTGAAGAAGCAATCTTAGATAATGGCGAAGACGATTTAGCAGCAGACAAGTTAAAAAATGCGGCTGCAACTAAAAAGCTCGCAATATTCGATGCATTTGAAATACTTACAAGAATCGAACTCGAAGAAAGAATATTAAACGACGAGGAAACAGCAAAAGATACTGCGCAAAAAGTATTTAAAGGTTTTGCAGAAGGGAGATCTAAATAATGTACGAACAAAATTTATTTAGAGTTGTACCCAATTACGTTAAGCAAAGTGTTATAAAGCAAAACAATCGTAATAAAAAATGGGCATATGGATATAATAAAGACCATGATATGGTTGTTATTAGTAAAACTGGAAAGATTGGTGAGATATATGAAATCCAAAATTTAAAGATAGCCTTACCTGAAGTAGAAAAAGTATATTCTAGATCTAATAAAAAAGAAGAACAGTATTGGGAAAAAATAGAATACCCAAAAGAGTTAGATAAAATAAAGAATGTATTTGATTGGAATAAATATCCAGATCATTTTAAAGAGCAGTGGTACGATTATGTAGAT